CACAAACAACAGCCTAAGAAAGTCGGGTAAAAATTACCCGACCTTTTTACCATAAATAAACGTATCAGGAGATAGAACACAAATGGCTACATCATCACTAACAAAAATGACAGTGCCTCTGGCCAATGATCAGAGCAGTCCAACACAGGGCTTGATAATGCCCAAGCTGAAATACAGATTCAGAGTCTCATTTCAAAATCTTGGAATAAGTTCACCAACAACTAATCTTACCAAGCAAGTTGTAGATTTTGCCAGACCAAATGTTACATTTGAAAATATAGATCTCCCAGTGTATAATAGTACAATTAAATTAGCTGGCAAATATAGTTGGGCTGATGTCACATGTAATATTCGCGACAGCGCTGACGGACAGGTTAGTAAATTAGTAGGAGAGCAACTGCAGAAGCAATTGGATTTCGCAGAAATGAGCTCAGCGTCATCTGGTATTGATTATAAATTCTTGACTTATTTTGAAGTACTAGACGGCGGCAATGGTGCTAATGCGCCAGTGGCATTGGAATCATGGAGTTTATTAGGTTGCTATCTCCAAGGTGTAAATTATAATGATTTTAATTACGGTACCAATGAAGCTGCCACAATCAGTTTGACCATTAGATTTGACAACGCAATACAAGGAACCCAAGGTGGTGGTGGAGTTGGTCTTGCAGTTGGAAGAACCCTAGGTGACATTGCAACTAGCATAGGCGGATAATCAATGGCAGGTTTTGCACAAGACCTGCTAAAAGGTTTTTTCCAAAGTGCCACTGGCAATTACGGAGAATTAAAAGACTATAGACACGCCTCTAAAGTCTTTAGAACCAATGACTACGCATTAGCGCCGCGTGTCAAGTACTTATTTCATGTATATTTCAACGTCAACACCGCCGGTATACCTGCCCTGAGAAATTTGTTTGGCGATGGCAATATCAACAGTGTTAGTGTGCTAGTCAAAACTGCACAGTTACCTAACTATTCATTTGATGTTGAAGTAATGAATCAGTACAATCGTAAACGTCTTGTACAAACCAAAATCAACTATGAACCAGTTACATTGACTTTTCATGATGATACCAGTGACTTGATACGTACCATGTGGTACAACTACTACAGTTATTATTATGCTGATTCTAGTCAAGGTTATAATAACATCCCCAATCAGCCAGGAACTTCTGGTCAATCTGCCACAATAGGCAACGGGTTTGGATACAATACCAACGATATATATGATAACTCTCGAACAGTGGCTGATTGGGGATATATTGGTGAAACTTACAATAACTCAAATCAAACTACTACCACCACTACTGGTAGCAAACCTGCATTTTTTAATGATATCACCATATACGGGTTGGCCAATAAGCAATTTGCTCAGTACACTTTAATTAATCCAATCATAACTGGTTGGCAACACGATACCTATGACTACAGCCAGGGCAACGGTACTGTTCAACATACCATGACCATACGCTACGAAACTGTCAAATATTATGCTGGAGCCATTGGCGGCCAGGCTCCTAGCACAGTGGTCACTGGGTTTGCTAGCCCAGAAAATTATGACAATGAACCTAGTGATATCACACGTCCTGGAACAACCAATTCAGTGTTTGCACAAGGGGGTATTATTGCCACCACTGGTGATATACAAGATTTGCAGTCCATGCAATCTGGGTTTAATGGGTTACAAAATGTCACTGGTGCAGTGCAAACTGCTGGCGTAAACATAAACACGTATCAGCCCAGTCCCAGTCAAGTATCAACCACTGCATATGACAATTCGCAGAGCACTCTTCAAGGGAGCTTGCCTGGACAAATTCAACAAATTCAAAACACCGGAGGCGGTGCATTTTTTCCAGTACCTCCGCTGCCAGTGACAGATCAGTTTGGCGGAACAACAAATTTAACCATTGATCCCACCAATCCAGGTGGTCCAGGCGGAGCAGGAGGAGCGGGATAACCATGGGCTCAGTCAACGCAATTAACCCTAACACAGACTTGTCAGTTCGAGTATTTGACAGTTTCTATCATTTTTCACAACACGTACCAGCAGACGAATATGACGTAGTCAACAGTTATTTTCGTAGTGTGTTTGGCAGTACCGATGCTGCTGGCAATTTTACTGTGACACTATTTAGAATTGCTGCACAGTCAAAAATACCTGTGCTGACACTGTTGCAACAGATACAGGGCCAAAGTCAGCCTCAATTGACTTTGACACTAACTTACTATCTAAATGGGTTAAGAAGCCCTGCTACATTGTTGGGTGTAAATGTACCCAGTATACCCAACTATTACGTGGCTAGAAATATTCAAGCTTGACTTTATGGCTAACTATCGTCAAGGTACTTACCAAATTCAAAATCCTGCCAAGTATGTGGGCAAAAATACTCCTAGATTCAGATCAGGGTGGGAGATGAGCTTCATGCATTTCCTTGATACCAATGATAATATATTACAGTGGGCCAGTGAAAGTATATCTATACCCTATCGCAATCCCATCACCGGCAAACAAAGTATTTACATTCCAGATTTCTTGATCACTTATCGCACCAAAGACAATTTGTTAAAAGCCGAAGTAATAGAAATCAAACCCAAAAAACAAAGTGTTCTAGAAAGCAAGGCAAGTGCTAAAGATCGAGCAGTGGTGGCTCTTAATTATGCCAAATGGGATCAAGCCACTAAATGGTGCAGACGCAACGGACTTGTTTTCCGTGTAATTACCGAAGATGACATGTTCCATCAAGGCGCCAAGAAAAGATAACTGCCTAGGCCCACGGTAAATATGGGTATGAGAAAACTTGAAGAACTTTTTGACTTACCTCCCTCAGGACAAACACCTGAAGAAACTGCTACCGTTGAACAAACTCAATCAGCTATAACAGACATAGACAACACCATAGATAAAATTGATGCTGCATTGCCTGCGGTACGCAATCTTGATGCGTCAGACGAAGAAATGGATGCATTGGCTACCAAGGCCACAGACACATTTGATAACTTAATGGATCTAGGATTCAATGTAGATTCAAGATATTCTGCAGAAATATTTGCAGTGGCCAGTCAAATGTTGGGGCATGCACTCACTGCTAAAACTGCCAAACTAAACAAAAAATTAAAGATGATTGATCTACAACTTAAAAAAGCCAAGATGGATCAAGGCCGGGAAGAAGAGTCGCCTGTGGAAACTGCACACGGACAAATACTCAGTCGCAACGACTTGCTGGAACGGCTAATTGGCAATAGAGACCAAAAGATCAAAGACGCATAAATATCATATAGGGAAATATTATGAAACAGTTCAAAGAATATCTAGCGGAAAGTCAAAGAACCTATCACTATCGCATCAAAATGCTAGGTGAAACGCCACCAGACTTCTTGAAAAATCTAGAAGAAAAAATGCAACAGTTTGATATTGTTAGAATTTCTGCACCAAAAACAACACCGGTACAACTCAAACCTGCAGATTTTCCTGCGTTTGCAAATGATCGAGTGACCTCAGTTGATGTAGAACTCAGATATCCTGCTATTGAACCTCAGATCAAACAGCTTGCACAAATTTTAGGATTTGATCCCAATCGTGTGATCATGTTGACTGCGGCACATGAAGACAGCATGGATCTGGAACGTGAAAAAATTGAAGCCGAAAACAAAGATCTTTTGACTGACACAGATTACCCTGCTCCAGATAAACAACAAAAAGCCTTGTATAAAGACTATGCCACTGAATATAATAATCATGCAGTATTGAAAAATGCTTATCGCAGTGATTTTACTGTAGCCGGCGGCAAAACACCCAAAGCAACCACAACCAATGATTTGCCACAGGGTGTAAAAAGCCCAATGAGCACAATGAAGCGACCCGCCAAACCAGCTACCGGCGCACAACCAAGAGGATAATGACATGGACAATTTTTTCTACGACCTAAACAAAAAACTTGACGGCATTCGTGCCAAACCCGAAGCTGGGCAACTCAATGAGGATTACAGTCCTATCAATGAAAAAGGTGAAAAGTGGATACAGAAAGCTGTAAACCCTGCTCACAAAGGTGATCTACACAAGGCATTGCATGTGCCACAAGGCAAAAAGATTCCTGCTGGTAAACTGGCCAAAGCAACTCATAGTTCAAATCCTACTCTAAAAAAACAAGCAGTGCTAGCTAAAACGTTGCGTGGGTTGAAGGAACAAGACATGGAAGAATCAGCGTTCCAAGCAGCCATTGGCAAAAAGAAATATGGCGATGAGGGAATGAAGGCTTTGCAAAAGGCCGGCCGTGAGCATGCTAGCAACAAAACCATGAGCAACATCCGCAACAAGTATGACAAGTATGATGAAAGCATGATGGCCGACGAAGGCAATGCATTTGGTGCAGCAGTCCGCAAAGCCAAGTCAGACGGCATTCAACCTGGTGAAAAAGTCAGTGTAGGTGGAAAACAATATCCTGTTAAAGAAGCCGATCCAATGGGGCTTGAAGAAAAACTAAGTGCACCTCAACTAAAGAAATTTGCCAAACTAGCACCTCCCCGAAACAAAGTTACATTTGCAGACAAAATTGCTGGTGCTAAAAAAGAAGTTGATGAAATGTTAGGCGATGTAGCAGCAGATGCCATGAGGTCAGCAGTTGGTCACATCAAGAAAAAACATTCAGGTGAAATGGATGAAAGCTGGGATGACATGATGAAAGATGTCAAACACCGTGCTCATAGCACCTCAGGTATGAAAACTGGCGAACGCAAACGCAGTTCAACTGGTGGTGAAATTGAAAAAACTGCCGCAGGATTGCGCCATCATGCCAAGTCGCATGATCACGATGATGATGATAAAAAATCTGATGATGCACCAAGAGGACGCGGACGTCCCAAAGGACCAGAGAAAAAAGCAGAACGTGTGACTGGTAAGGCATGGAAACACAAAGGTGGTCGTAAAGTCAAAGAAGGTGAAGACGATATTGTGGATCGCGGTGAATATGACCGCGAAGGCGACATGGTCAAAGATAACATTCATACTATTCGTAGAGAAGTAGATGAATTAGAAAAAATCATCGGCGACAATGAAAACTTGCCAGAGTGGGTAGAAGAAAAACTTTCGCAGGCCAAAGGCATGATCATGGCTGCCAGCGAATACATGCAAACACAACACGAGCGTGATGTGGAAGATGAAACTGGTGAAGAAGGTATCACCATGGGTGAACGAGCAGTAAGCAAAAAACAACGCAAGTTCATGGGCATGGCACATGCTATACAAAAAGGCGAAAAAGTAAAAGGCGCAAGCCCAGAACTTAAAAAAGTTGCCAAAACCATGAAGCCCAAAGACACTGAAGACTTTGCAAAGACTAAAGAAAAAGGCCTACCAGAGAAAAAAGCCAAAAAAGAAGAAGTTGAAGAAACAACAACTTCTGGATCAGTAGCAACTGCTGCACCTAACGGCAAGGCCAAATCAGGCAGCATGAGTTTTGGCAAGGGAGTGTATGAAGGTATCAACAGTCAAGTTGAACGCATGATTACTGAAGGTATGAATGTCAGTGTAAACATGACACAGGGTGATGATGGACAACCACACAAGAGTATTACAGTCAGTGCTGAAGGCGAAGAAGCTGAAAATCTAGCACAATTGTTACGATTGGCTGGCATGCATAAACAACCAGAAGAAGCTTGCCCAACATGCGGCTCGGCCCCATGTGGTTGCGATGAAAACGTGGCAGAAAATGCTCCTGATTGGCCAACCAATACAGAATCAAGTCCCAACGCTACTCAGTATTCGGGCGGATTAAATGGTCCCAAATCAACTGGTCAAACAACCACACCTGTGATAGCTGGACAACGTCAACGCATGAGCACCATGGAAGAAAATGTTCAAATTGAACGTAGTTTGTTTAAATTATTCAACACATACAAAGCATCATGAAATCCTTACGCAAATACATCTCTGAAAGTGAACAATGGATAGACACTCCGTCTGCTGGTGATGACTTTGCGTTTGAACTGGCTGACGGTACCCTGGTTGAAACTTATATTCTTGAATCAACTGAAGATGGTATACTGTTGGCTGCCAATGACTCTATTATTACTGTGTTGGCTGAATGGCAACAACTTGTAGATCCTTTAGAAGACTTAACTGAAGATGTTGCGCTAGAAACCATGGGCTATGGTGGCAGCATGGGCGAAGACGAAATGGATGAGGCAGAATATCACGGACGCAAAGTACCATTGGGTAAACCCATGAAGGGCGATGTAAAGAAATCTAAAGTGTATGTGAAAGATCCCAAAACAGGCAACATCAAAAAAGTCAATTTTGGCGATCCAAACATGCGAATCAAAAAGTCTATTCCAGGACGTAGAAAAAGTTTTAGAGCAAGACATCATTGTGAGAATCCAGGTCCTAGAACCAAAGCTCGTTATTGGTCATGCCGTGCGTGGTAAACAAAGGAAAATAAAATGGCAAACGTATACACTTCGGTGTCAAATGCAGTATGGTACACAGACAAATGTGAAATTGTTACCACTGGTAATGTAAACTACAATGTTTACGTG